TTAACAGAGTTTATAAGTTGAGATGTTCTCTTATGCTTCGATAATTCACTTTTAACTGATTCTTCTAAAATCGGTATAGCACTGTCTAATATTTGTGGCACATACTCGTCCGGATCGGATAGTTCTAATAATTTTTTAACAAAATCTTGGTCTATTTCAAAATCAAATTTACCCAACTACTCCATCTCCTTTAAATTGCACCATATCTCAACATACTCTTTACTATCTTTGTACTCATTTACATAGACTATATCGTACTCATCGCCATCATAGGCAACAACCATAGACGTATCTAGCTTTGTCGGTGTTCTCCGCATTAAAAATCTTGCTTTTACATCTGCGAATTCTGTACCACTTTTTTGTAATTCCGTTCCGCTTGTCCGAGCAAATGATGCCTTAGTTGTCCTAATTGTGGTATATGTTTTTGTTGCTATACCATCTGCATCTATCGGATAAGTTATCTTTTTAATAACTATTGATTTGTTTAATTCTCCAGGATTTACATTCATTTTTATACCTCGTCTACACTTGGGAGCAAGTTTCTTCTGTGTAAATTCAAGATAGTTTCAACAGTTCTATTCATGTTGGTGTTATCAACAACAAGTGTTCTATTGTCGTACATATCTTGACATAAAATCATAACTACTAACCAAAATTCTTCAAATGCGTCCATTCCGAATGTGTAGGCTATCGTTATTTCGTCATTTTCGGATGGTGCAACCACAAATGTAATTATTCCCTTAATTGCATCCACTGTATAATCAGTAGACAAAGTTTTTGTAACTCCATTTACTTTTACCACTAATGTACTTGCGACAAATGGGTACATACTTGCTTTAAATCCATTAGTAACTCCATTTGCAGTATAAGTATCTGTTATATTTTGGTCGTAAATATTCGTGTAACCTTCTATAAACTTTTTGGCAACTACTAAAATCGGTGTAAGCAATGGATCGGTAGCATCATCTAGTATTAAATAATTTGCTACTGTCGTTGTTGTGATTTCACTAACTTTCAAAATGCCACCTACTTTCTTTTTATTCGCTCGCCATAATTCCTGAAGCTTTTAATTTTGCTAACAAGGCGTTAAATTCTGCAGTAGTTGGGGAAGTTGCCTCTGTACTGTCGGCCTGATTTGCGGAAGCTGTAGCGGTTAATTTTCCGTTTACTGTAATTGCTAACGCATCAGCAGTATCTTTTAGTGCCTTGCCCTGCCTTGCATCAAGTGCTTTTCCCGCTGCGGTTGTAGTAAGGTTATTTACTACATCTGCTGTAACGACACCGACAACAGTTGCACCAGTTAAGTCTATCGTTCCACCGATTACAGTTTCTTCTCCACCTTGTTTTGTATAATTTTTTGCTTTGTATGACATTTTATATCTCCTTTCAAAAAAATATAGGGCAGTTATAAACCACCCTATAAAGTTATTATACTATACTGACATTACCAATGTAGCAAGTTTTTGATGATCGATTACGTTACTATCAAATTCAAACCAAGATACAATACCGATTGCGTGCATAGTAGCATATTTTTCAAGTAAGATTTTGATTGAGATATCTTCTCTCATGTTTACTGCTAAACCGCTATAGTCTCCGTAAAGCACCGCTTTGTTTGCCGATCCGATTGCTGGCATATTATCAGAGATATAAACAGGTTTTCCAAGTAATACAAATGGTGTATCTGAGTTAAGTGATGGTTGAAGTAAATACTGTCCTTGTCCATCCTTAAGCTTTCTGATTGCGGTAAATGTAGCAGTTGCCATTGTCCAACCACAACCTGCCTGATATACAGATGGTACTTTTGCCTGTAAATCAATTAAGTTATCAGCAGTAATTGCCGATATAGAGCCTGCATTCATGGTATTTGTTGTAGCTAATGCACCTGTGTTATAAGATGATTGTCCATTTAATAACTTGCCCTCTAAAAAGATTGCAATTTTCTTCGACATTTCTCTTACGATAAAGTTTACAACGTCAATGTCTGAACTGTTTACAACTGATTCGCCGAGTAATGTTAATGCACCTGCTAAAAATCCTGTTAAATCTACAGATGTAAACTTACCACTATCAGCAGTAATGTCTGTAAATTCTGTTTGAAATGCTACCGTAATGTCGTGAGTAGTATTAGCTAATCCCCATACAGGTACTTTCAATGTGCCTTTTACGTTAAACATTGTGGCTTTTTCAAAGATTGGACACATTTCTTTTACTGTATTAATTACCATCTGTGCGATAGTTGTAGGGATAACTGCTCCATTATTGCCCATTGTTAAGTTTTGCTCGCCTGCTCTAGTTTCTACAGGTTGTCCTGCTGACTTTCTCACGAAGTTAGCAAATGATCTTACTTCCATATCTTCTTGCTTAATTTCTTCTTTCTTTTCATCAGCAACGACATTTAATGTCAAATCTCTTGCTCTCTCTTCCATCTTGATTGTATCGTCAAGACTTCTTAATTCTGTACCGAGTTTCTCAAACTCTGCAACTTCATCCTCAGATGCACTTCTTTTTTCAACTGTTGCTTTTGCAGTAATTGCTTGCATTTGCTCTACAATTGCATTTCTCTTTTCAGTTAATTCTTTTAGTCTCATTCGTTTTAACCCTCTCTTCTTAAATGTTATGTTTGATTTCTAGTAGTCTGTTGTTCATCTTGTAATTCAAATCTTCTTTTTCCGTAGATGGTGTTTCAACCGATTTATCAACAAAATCAACAGTTTCTTCTGTCGATCTAGTTTCAATTACTTCTTCCTGCTCCGCCCTTAGTTCAATCGATGTTGCGGAATAAGCTGGACTTTTATGTAATAATAATGCAACGTGGTCTATATCTAAACTTGTAATTCTTCGGAGAGGATATTTATCTGCCCTTTGTTCAATTTCTTCTGTCGGATTTCTGAATCCAAAACTCCAACCTGATAACTTACTAGCATTTTCAACTACTTCCTTATCCGATGTTCTAAGTTCTGCGTGTAATCCGATATTATCTTCTCGCAATTCCAGAGTTCCATTGCTTGTATCAGCAATTACTCTATCTTCACGATGATCTAACTGTGCAGTTACATTCATGGATTTTTCTAAGGCTCTTTGAAATACCTTTTCTTCTATGATTTCATTTACTACGCCATTATTTTTTGTAACTACGGGTTTACTTTCTCGCATAACCGCATTTACGTATCCACTTATGTGTACTCCGTCTGCTCTTACTTCAACTTTCAATTTATCACTTCCTCTCCGTCTATATTGCTTCCGTCTATCGTACTTGACTTATCCGTATTTGGTGTATATATCTCTTTTGTATTTGTGTCATACAATACCGAGTTAAGTCCTAGGTTAATCCAATCAATACCAAATGCTTTATCGTTTTCCATGTATCGAACTTCGTCAATCTTTTTAAATCCACCATCGATTGCGACTTTGTAGGCATCATATCGACTTTTTAAATCTCCCTTGAGAATTTCTCTTGTATCAAATGCGTAAAAGTAAACTTCTTCGCCGACCTTTTCTCTTTCGAGTAATAAGTCTTTATTTAATGCACATTCTATCATTCTAAGCATTGGTAGTATTGCGACCTTAAAAGTTGAGTTATAAGTTTTTTCGTCAACCTTACCCTGCATAAACTCTAGGTTAAGCAGGAATAGTTCAAATATTTCTTTTGCATCCGTCTGCTTATTTTCATTTAACTGCATTTCTACGGATGTGTTAGATGATTCTTTAAATTCTAAACCATTGCCTAAAACAACAATATTTTCTGAATTATTGCTATATAGATTTCTAAAGTCTTGTTTCAATTTATCCATTACTGGTTGAGAAACTTCTTTTAGTGCTTGTAAAAACCCCTTTTTGTTTCCACCTTTTTTAACCAATTGCTCTTGGAATACTAAGGTTTCATAAGCTACGGATAGGATTAAGTTATTGTCTGTTAAAATACTTGTTCCAATTGCTCCATCTTTTGTGTTTCTTAAAAAACTAAGTAGTTCATATGGTTTATATATTTTACCATTTATCTGATAATTAAAATTCTTGAATATCGGATCAGTATTTTTTAAAACAGAGACTTGCGATTCTTCAACATAATGGAGTGATTTTATTTTTGTGCCAATTTTATTGACATAAGCAAAACCACCTTTTCCGAGATAGTAGTCCTCGATTATTGCTTTCCAAAATTGTACTGCATCTAAGGTATCTCCTGTTTCGTCATTCAATAACCTTACACGATTATCTCCGACAACTTCGTCAATCTCTCCATCTTTTTCTCGATATAGCTTTATCGGTATCATCGACACCGACTCTGCTATAAATTTTATTGAAGAATTAACTGCTGGTATATCTAAGGCCTTCGCCTTTGTCATTGTGTCTGCTCCGAGTAATGATTGCAATACTCCACTGCTATCAGGCGCCATCAAGTCGGATCGTACTTCTATATTTTTTTTCTTGCTAAATAATGCCATATATTTTCCTTTCCGTTAAAATGATTGTGAAAATCCACAAGTGTTATTGCCATCTAATTCTTGTTGTAGTAAATAGACTGCGTTTAGTGTACTTGCTACCATATCTATTTTACCACTACTTTTCTTTTTATTCAAGTATCTATTTTGATTTGTATCATAAGTACATTTTGCATTTTGGAAGTTCTGTTCATACAGGGTATTTTTTTCATACATAAACTTCTTTTGTAAGATAGATTCGTGTAGCCATTTTGTAGGTCTATGTAATATTTTAGAGTGTTGCTTTACTTCTACTGTTTCAAGTCCGTTTTCTTCAAGTTTTCCAGCAGTAGATAAACAATTCATCCAATCATAACCAACTTGTATTATGTTAACTTGATATTTTTCTTGTATCTGCAAAACAAAATTCTCGACATATGTGTAAGCTATGACATCATTTCCACAACTAAAGCAATTTCCCTCACGGATAAATCTATTGTAGTCGGTTCGTTCGATGTTGTTTTTCTCTGTGATCCTGTCCGTTGGAATAAATGCCCACGATTTTGACATTATGGTTTCTGTTTCTGGATCGTATGATACCATGGACACCGATACATTATCATCAGTTTTAGCCATATCTAATCCGATATATACGTCACGTCCGGACCATTCAATATTTTCTACTTTACATTTACGCACCTGGTCAATCGGTATAAAGCTTTCGCCTGCCGAACTTGGTACAAAGTGATTCATATTCTTTGTCAAATATTCTTCTTGTTCGCTAGGCTTTGCAAGTGCTGTTTTTCTTCTTGCCCTTATTTCTTCGTAGTTTCTTTCAACCCTCAATGGATTTGCCATATACATTCCAATATCATCCCATAGATGTTCTTCGGGAGCATAATAAACTAATGCAAACAATCTATCATCCTCTTCCGTGCCTGCATAAATCTTTTTCAAGTAGTCTAATTCTTCTAACATTGGGGATTTATCTTCAGCATACGCAGTTGTTAATTTAAACATCAATGGATTTTTTACTGACTGTTGACCTGATTCCATAGCATTTACATTTGAGTTGTC